ACGGCGGCTCCAGGAACACCTCACCACCAGCAGCAGTGCGCCGCTGGCAGGTCTGGCACTCCTCCAGCCAATCCTCAGGGCCATCGCCGAACCCTCGGCAGCGCTCGATGTTGGCAGGGAGGGTCATGTTTCTGACTCCGGTGAAGTGGTGGGGGTAACGAGATTGCGCACAGCCCAGTCACGAACAGATCGCCAGCGGCGGCGGCGTGACTGCTCATCGTTGCGCTCGTCGTGGTACTCGTTTTCGGAAACAACGGCATGAGCAAGGGTTTCGCTGATGTCAAACGGTTCAGCCAGATCGCGCCAATCCACGTCTGGATCAGTCGGATCAAACCGCAGCGGCACAGCATCGGCACCTCGTTGAATCCTTACGGCACCCAGGGCGCAGACGCAGCCGGTTTCGGGATCCTCCAACGATCCGGCTGCCAGCTCTGGCACCGGCAGAGCATCCAAGCCGGCGATCAGATCACGCAGCAGTCGTTGACCACGGCGGCCACGGATGGCGCTTCGCATCGCTCCAGCGGCCTGGCCCTCCATCCACGGCTCATAGTCGTAGTCGTCGGAATCGTAGTAGCGGCTCACAGCCCCACCTCCACACCAGCCGCATCAATCACGCTTTGCAGGTATTTCGTAGCCTCCTTGTTGGTGTCATAGAAATGCCCAGCCGCCTCCACTCCCAGCAGATACAAACCAGCCATGTGAACGCCAACTGCTGTTTCAAGCACGCAGCCAACTTCACCGGCCAGATGAACAGCCCAGCCGCTTATGCAGTGGGTCGTTTCGCAGGTGTGCCAGTCGTTCATGTACAGTGCACCCGGCTGCAGCGCAGCTCGGGCTACGGCGAGCAATCGAGCGGGAGCGTCTGCGGCAATTTTGAGTCCAATGACGCCGCTGAGGTAGGCGCGCGTGAGGTAGGCGCCCGTGAGGTTGGCGCGCGTGAGGTAGGCGCCCGTGAGGTTGGCGCCCGTGAGGTAGGCGCCCGTGAGGTTGGCGCGCGTGAGGTAGGCGCCCGTGAGGTTGGCGCCCGTGAGGTCGGCGCCCGTGAGGTTGGCGCGCGTGAGGTAGGCGCTAGGTCTTTGCAGTCGCTTACCCGTGCTCGAATCACTCAGCCACTGCGCGTGCAGTGCCAGGTCATCGGCTGTGATTGTGTCGGTGCTCATGGTGCGAAAGGGTGGGTTGATGAACAGTTGGCCTTCATGCAGGAATCCGCCGGTGCCCAGGCTGGGCGGATACCAGGTGCCGGCGGTGGTGATGGTCATGCCGCCACCCCCTTGAAGCGGCTCAGGATGTGCTCTCGGTAGTTGAAGAACTGCGCCTCTGCTGGTGGTGCACCAGATGGCAGCCAATCGGCATGGAGATGAGACCATTCCCGCCAACAGCCCGATGCCCAACACCAGTGGCGGCCATTCATCTGGGCATGGTCAAGGTGGGGGGTCATGCCGCCACCTCATGCCGCCTGCGCTGCTTCGGCCGGCGGTGCTGCTCCGGCAGCACCTGGCCCTTGATTCGCGCATACCTCGCGTTCACCGCCGCCCAGACTTCCTCGTCCTTGAACTCGAAGTGCACCGTGCCCTTCTTGTATGCACGGAACCGGAAGAAGCCCCACTCATACCACTTACCAGGCCAGAACACACCATCAGCAGGCTTGACGGGTTGGCCCACCTCGTCGTACTTCCGGCCGGTGATGAAACACAGCGCCTTGATCAGGTCCTGGATCTCATCCGCCTGGCTGCCGTAGGTCAGCACCCGTACGTACTCGCCGCACCATGCTGGTTCAGCCATGTAGGACCGGATGAAGCGCCGGTTGAGCATGTAACCCGAGTTGGTCACCCAGCCCTCCACACCGAACCGGTTCCCCTTGGTGTGCTTCGTCAGGCTGTCGATCGCCTGCTCTACCGCACGATCCACCCTGGCCTCTTGCGTGCCGGCGACGATCTGCAGCATCCGGTAGATGTTCCGCTCGGTGAACGGGATCCGGCTCTGTTTCTCCACGAACTGGTTGATGTCCTTGGCCAGCTGCGACGTGGCCAGCTGCGTCGGCAGGAACTCAGCGAAGACGTGTTTCCATGCCGCCTTCTGCAGATCCTTCCTGAACCGGTTGCGCGTTACCGGTGCACCTTCGACGGTGACCTGTAAGCCCAGCTCCTGGCCGAAGAACCCATCCAGCACGCTGCGCAGCCTGGTGCCGGCCTCCACCTGCTCATCGAAAATCCGGCACGCCTCCACATACCGCTGCACGATGTCACTGCTGCGGCGGTACTGGATCAACCCCTCGCCTTGGGCCTCGATGTCGTCGGGGCCTAGGTAGAAGCCGTCGAACTCATCAGCGCCGCTTACACGTTGGCCAGGCTTGGTGAGCCGCACCAGCCCGACGCTCACCTTGGTGGGACGCTCGGCGGTGGTGAAGCACTCGCCCAGATCGTCCAGGCTGCCGTATGCCTCGATCAGCTTGGCCAGCTGTAGCTGCAGCCCACGGAACACGCCTGAGACGGTGTTCCAGTTGCACAGCGCCACGATCTCGCACCCAGGCGGGGCGATCTCCCAAGCGTGCAAAATGTGGGCCTCGTCCGCCGAGAACGGCGGGTTCATCACGATCAGCTCGATGTGGCTGACCTGATGGGCCTCCACCAGCAGGAAGTCATGCCCCAGGTAGTAACCGCCCCGCAGGCTGGTCAGCATGTCCCGCAGCTGCGGTTCCTTCTCGCACCACAGCACCTCCGCCGCGCCACGCTCCAGGCACTCCCGCACCAGGTTCCCTGAGCCGGCGCTGGGCTCCAGCACCGTCTTGCCCCGCAGGTCGAGCGGGTCGAGCATCTCGGCCGCTACCTCGGGTGGGGTGGGGTAGAAGTCGGGGTTCAGGAAACTCATCCCACCCCCCGCAGATGCAGCGCCTTGCCAGTGCCGCTACACGCACCGCACTCCCGGTAGGTGGTGCCATTGATGCCGGTTGACTTGACCTGCTGGCCGCTGCCGCCGCAGTGACTGCACAGCCCGGTCTCGTTCTCCCAGCAGATGCGGGCCTGTTTCACCTCGTCGGCGGTGATCACAACCCGTTCCAGCTGGCCCAGCGGTGCCCACTTCGGCCGGCCTTTCCGTGGTCCGCGTGAGTAGGTGCCGATCGGCACAGCGCCACGCAGGTAGAACCCCAGGTCGCGGTCAAGGCAGCCATAGATCCGTGGCTGCCAGTCAGCAGGCAGGCCATGTACACGCCGCGCTGCAATGGCGTGGATGTCGGGTGCACTCACCTCCCCACCTCCTGCAGCACACGCCGCAGCAGCTCAGCCATGCTCTCACCAGGCATCAAAAACGCCCTGAGCCGTTCCACTTCCGTAAGCGGAAGCACCACCGTTAAACGGCGGGTTTCTCCTTTTGTCATTGCTTGATCACTCGTTGGTGGTTGTGTAGCCAGCCGCTCCATCGCGGCGATCGTGGAGGGGTCAATCATCAATCGCGCTCCATTCACCGCACCACCGCACCGCAGGGCACCGTGCTGGGTACTGCGGGCTGGTGCTCGGCCTCGGCGCATGACGGCAACACAGATTCACCGTCAAGTTGTCATCACTGGCGCGTCGCCAATAGCGACAGTTGAAACAACTCTGCTGTTCCATTGGCGGGTAACGATCAGCCATCAGCCACCACCCCGCGCAAATACTCCAGCGCCTTCTCATTCCTGTCATAGAAATGCTGATGCGCTTCTGTCCCTAGCAACAACAACCCAGCAAGTTCTGGACCCATCATTGACTCCATCAGCCGGCCAGGTTCGCCCGCCAAGTGAATAGCCCAGCCCGCAATGCAATGCGTGGTGCCGCATGTATGCCAATTGGACATCTGCAGCGCATCAGGTTGTAATGCTGCAGCGGCTACAGCTTTCAGGCGATCAGCTGCATCGGCTGCTATTGGTAGGCCGACGGCATCGCGCAGGTCGGCACCCCGCAGGAAGGCACCCCGCAGGACGGCATCCCGCAGGACGGCATCGCGCAGGACGGCACCCCGCAGGACGGCATCGCGCAGGAAGGCATCGCGCAGGACGGCACCCCGCAGGAAGGCATCGCGCAGGTCGGAATCGCGCAGGTCGGCATCGCGCAGGAAGGCATCGCGCAGGTCGGAATCGCGCAGGTCGGCCCCGACTTTCACCAGTCGCACACCATCAGGTTCGCCGCGCAGCGATTTGGCGTGCAGCTCTAGTTCCTGTGCTGTAATCATTGGTTGTCTCCGTTGTTGGTCTCTGTTGCCACCACCCCGCGCAACGAGCGCAACAGGATCGTGTTCATCCCCGCGCCGTTCAACTGGCCAATCTGTGCATCGATCAGCGCCAGCACCCTGAACCGTTCAGCCATCGTCGCCTCTACCCAAGCAGCCCTCACACGGTCGTCCACAGTGAGGGTCTCCATCGCATGGGCTGTTGCGGTCTCCCGTTGCTCTAGCTCCAGCAGCAACGTGTCGAGCTGCTGCTTTACCTGTGTGATGTTGTCCATGATCAGAACGGCGGATCTTCGTCAGGCACATACCCGCCGCCACCGTTGCTGGCTGGTGCGGCCGGATGGCTCTCGTTGTCACCCTTGCTGCCAAGCAGGCTCAGGCGCTCCACGTTCACCACGAACTTCTGCCGTTTTTCACCGGTCGTCTTGTCCACCCACCGCTCGGTAGACAGCCGACCGGTCACAGCAATCTGGCTGCCCTTCTTCACATAATCAGCCGCGATCTGTGCAGTCTTGCCCCAGATCTTCAACTCAAACCAGTCCGGCTCATCACCTTTCTTGGCAGCATTCACCGCCAAGCTCAGATTGGCAACCATGCTGCCGCTCTCGAAATACTTAAGCTCCGGGTCGCGGCCGGCCCGGCCGACCAAAGTGATCACATTCATGGGATTTCAGTTCTGGAAGTGGATGGTAATCAGTCAGCCCAACCGGCAGGTGCCGGGGCTGTCTCTGCTGGTGCTGGTTCGGCGGTCGCATTGAATGCCGCCACCTTCTCTGCGTCGATGCCGTTGCGCACGATGTAAACCAACGTGTTCTCAGACAGATCCGCCAGGCTGGTATGGGCACCGTCGCTGGCCTTGAGGCATAGCGCCTCGATGCCAGCATTGGTCAGGCCAGCCTTCCTGCACTCCGCCAACGCAGCTGCAGCAGGTGTTGGCGCAGCAGTGTCCGGTGCTGGTGCCGGTGCCGGTGCCTTCAGTGGCTGCACCTTGTACGGCGATCGCTTCTGGCGCGTCACGGTGAGCGCAATCGACAGCGGACTATCCAGATCAGACAAGTGACTAATCCGTATCCCGCCAACCTTGATTCCGCCGTAACTCACCTCAGGGTCACGGAACAACGTCATGCTCCGGCCGATGTAGCCCTTTGCATCAGCACCCCAGGCCGCTACCAGCACCCTGCGCATGCTCTTGCACGGATACCACGGCTTGCCTTGGTCGCCGTCGTAGCTGATCGCTACCGGCTGCTCATTGTTGCCGGCCGCCACCTTCGTAACCACAATCGTCTTCGGCCCAGCAATCAAATCATCACTGGTCAGCTGGTTACTCTTAGCCTCCAGCGTTGGGGTCATGTCCATAATCAGATCACAATCTCCTGTTCAGGTTGGATAACTTCAGTTGGTGGATACTCTTTCGCGATCTGCTGGTACACAACCAACATCCCCGCTAGCTGTTCCTCAGCCGCCTGCGCAGCCAATATCAGCTGCGCAATCGTGATCTCATCACGCTTGCACCGCTTCCGGAATAGGGGCAGTCCAGGTACATACGAAATGAAATCGCACCATGCGCGACCGCTTACCGCTAACCCCGTCATCACCTGCGGCATGTACTCCGCAGGCACCTCATTGGTCAGCAATGACTTGAGGTGCGTCTTAGCCCGTGGTGACTTGATCTCAATGATCCCGTCATCACCCACCAGCCCATCCGGTGAATACCCCAGCGTGATGCCGTTCATCTCGCACGTGATGAATCCGCATTCACGCACGAATCCGTAATGCTCCTGGTACAGGTCGCGGGCATACGGTTCCAGCAGATGGCCCCTTGCCATGTCGTCGTTGTAGAAAGACGACTCGGTGGTGCCGGTGATCCGTTCCGCCAGCAACTGGTACAGCTGCCCACGGCTGGTGTCATTTGATGCAGGCTTGCCTGTTGCCGTGATCAGCCTTGAAATGGCACTGGCGGTGATCATCCCCCGCCGCAGATCATGCCATTCGTCCGTGCCTTGCTCGATGTCGTAGTGGTAGACCGGCTCAGGCATTGGGCACCTCGCGGTCGGG